CACTTTATCTTTTGCTACCTCGACTTTATCACCCTTCCCAAACGCATTGTATAAACTCATCATCAACTGAACCGGTTTACCAGGTCCTAATTGTTGAGGAATAATTACAAAAGGTTTTTCTAAGGTAACATAGTCTGCACCTCTATCAACTTTGGCAATTACATCTTCACCTGTTGATAGTCTTATCACTTTCACTTCACTCATATTTTCTCCTTAATCTAAACTATATTTAGTTGTTATCACATATTTTCTTTGTGGGTTTACCATAACATTTAGTCGTTTCATAAATGCTCTGTCAAGTAAGATAGGTGTTCTATCTTCTCTATCATCTATGGTAAATTCTACATCTTTATAAAAGCCACCAGCAAAACTTACATCAAGTTTGACCACATATCTGGTTTCTTCATAATCTCTTAAACCACCTACAGAGATTTCTTCTTTACGGATAATATCACTTGTAATAGATTTATTTAATAAAGTCCATGTAATCTTGTTACCATTAATTTTAAATTTGTCTGCATGTATAACTGGCATGCCTGAATTACCCGTATCAAATTTTGATACTAAATCACCAAAAGGTTTGATAGTTAAAATTTCTTTAAAACCACATTCTGTCGGAACAGTATATCTGTTTTCTCCATCTGCAAAATGTGTAATAACTTCTTTTGCAATATTCATACCTGAGGCCTTTTCAATACCCTCAGTACCAGGTGATGAGTTTACTTCAAGAAAATAAGGTGGTTCTTTTTCTCTATTTTTACTAGGTATAAAATCAACAGCAGTCCAATAACCACCAACTGCTTTAGCAGCCTTTAAAGTCTCTTCTATTTCTAATTCTGTTAATTTGATATTTTCTGGTTCTGAACCTTGCGAAACATTTGACCTGAAATCTCCTTCAATAACTGGTCGTTTCATAGACGCTAATACTTTACCACCTAATACATGAGCTCTTACATCATAGTCTGTTTTAATATATTCTTGTACTAATAAATCTGCGTCTTCATCTTGTTTATTAACTAATTGTACTATAGAATCTAAACCTTTTTCACTATCAATAAACAATACACCAACACCCTTACTGCCTCGTAAGGTTTTCATAATCAAAGGAAATTTAATGTCTGCGTCAGCAACTTGTTCATTTGATTTTTCGGGGTCGTTGATTAATTTAGTTTTAGGTTGTGTCAAACCATAATCAGCAAGTCTTAATGCTGTTCTATATTTGTCTGCACATATATTAATTGTAGTTCTAGGATTTACTAATGTTGCATTAGCTCTTTCTAAAATAGATACAAAGTCCATCCAACTATCTTTTCGTGTAATAGAACCACGAACAATAGCAACGGTCATAGCGCCAACTTCAAAACCTTTTTTGTCGTCTTTGTTATGAAATCTACGAACACCGTCCTCAAAAGTGGTATAACCACCTGTTAATTTAAATAGATAAAACGGATAGTTTAACTTCTTACACTCTTCTTGAAGTCTATCAGCAGTATGAAATTCTTTTGCATTATCTGGCTCATCTGTAATAATGAGCAGACGCAAAAATCTTTTACTGCCTGTAGCTTCTTCTAAGTAATTTTTAAACGGTTGAACCTGCATTTGCACTATCTTCTGGTTTTTTGCCTATATTATATTTAGCAACTAAATTCCACTCATTCTTCTCTTTAAATGGTAAAACTTTAATTTGACTTAACGGCGCTTTGTTTTCTACTAATGCTGTATTAACAACATCAATTAAATTCCAGTCTTGTAGTAATAATGCTATTGTGTTTCTTCTTTGAATATCATTCTCAGTTAAGGTAGAGTTCTTACCATCTAAAGCAAATAATTCTTTAAAATGTGTTATGTAATATTTACCTTGTTTGTGTAAGATATGACAACTCTGAAATAGTGTTTTGTCTTTTCTACTAGCAACACCAATTCGAGTCAATGTCTCTCTGACTTTTAAGAAATCGTCTGGTTGCTTAATAGTGACTTCTAACATATCACTTGGCGACCAATTTATAGTAACTTCACTCATCTTTTTCTCCCACCTTTTTTCAGGCCAATTTTTATTTTATCAATCTGGTCATCTGAAAGTAGGTTAAGAGCTTCTTTTGCCTTTTGATTACTATAACCATAATACTCTTTTATTACTTCAAGGTCTTTGACTTTCTTTTGTGAAAGCCACTTCCCACCAAATCGCTTTTTCTTTCTGATACTATTTATAAAATAGTGAAATTGCATACGCTTTGGTAGAAAATGTAAACCATTCATCTCGTTACTATGCATAATTGTATCATAGAACATAGACAAACATCTGTTAATAATAAATGTAGGATACTTTTTCTCCCACATTATATCCTCTGTGTCTAACAATGGTTCTTTGGTTTCATTGATAGCCTTTAAATAATCCTTTAACTCGTACATTATTTAAACTTACAATTAGCCATGATTTCAGTTAAACACGCAACCATATTAATCTCTTGGTCTGCCACAAAAGCAGACTTGTACTGATAACCAGCAATGATTAATATTGATTGAGGTATAGAAGATGAATCTAAAGCAGAATACATCAACTCGTAAATAGTGGTAAACAATGATGATGGTTCTTTATCAAGATTGTTAATAACCCATTTACGCATGTCATTAAATCTTTTTTCTTTCAAGACTTTGACAAGTTCTTTTGTATTTGCCTCAGATAAACTAAACAAAATACCACTATCAATCTTACCTCTAACAGAATATCTTTGTAGTTCATTGATAGTCCGTCTGAAATCAGGATAGTATTTTTGTATCAGTTCAGCTAATACTTTGTTATCATATTCAACTTGTTCATCATCAAGGACTTTGCCTAGCCTTTTTAATAATGCCTGTGCTGTCTTTACTTTTTGACCGTTCTTAATAGCAAAGTCAATGACGGTACATCTACTGTGAAGAGCAGGTAAAATCTTGTTCTTGTAATTACAAGTAAAGATAAATCTACAATTTTTGTAAAATGTTTCAATGAAGTTTCTTAAAGCAGGTTGTACTGATTCGGCATTCATATAATCTGCCTCATCAACAATCACCACTTTATGATTTGAATGTTCAGTTAAAGATACAGTTGAAGCAAAGTTTTTAATCTTGTTTCTTAATGTATCAATCTGACGGCCTTCATCTGAACCGTTGATAATGATATAATCTGCACCAAGTTCCTCACACAAAGCACGAGCAACTGTGGTCTTACCGGTACCTTGTGTACCAGATAATAACAGATTAGGTATTTCTTTTTGTTTTAGAAATTCAGCAAATGTTTTCTTAATGTCTTCACTTAATATACATTCACTAATCGTTTTTGGTCGATACTTTTCGACCCATAGGTATTCTGACATAATATAATCCTCACTTGTTTCATAATTTAAAATTCACTATCTGGCTCGATAGCAACCCAATATTGAATTGGTTTATTTCTATTTATGAAGTGTGAGATTTTTTGTGAAGAAATTGCAACATCATAATCATCACGAATCATTTTAAAGTTTTCAGTTTTAAAATAAGCCTTAAATGTCTTATCTGTTTCACCGATAACTAAAGAATAATCGTTTGATGATGGTGTCTTTTTATCAGTAGCCACTAACTTAATTTCTTTACCATTACCTTCAACAGCAATGTCTGGTAAATTAAGTGTTGTAACACCTTTCATAAGTTTTTCAAACACATCTTTTTTCAAAGAAAATGTAACATACTTATCTGGCATGTTAATCATTTTTGTAGGTGCAACAACTACCGATTTATCTGCAAAATAATATTTGATAGATTGTTTTCCGTTGGCGTCTTTAATTGCTAACGATTGACCACCATTAAAGCTCAGTTCAGATTTATCAAATAAATCAACTGCTCTTAAAAACTCTGGTAAATCATAGATAGCAAACTCTTGGTCAAACTTCTCTGTTACATCAGCTTCTGCTAAGATGTTTTTCAAAGTAGAGATAGTTTGTAATTTGTTGCCTGGTTTCACCAAAATGTTTTGGTTAATATCTGAAAAGTTTTTCAGAATGGCAACTGTATCACTTGTTAAGTTCATTATATAGTTCCTCTCATAATTTAATTGGAGCGGATACTTGGTACTGCCCCAAGTTCTCGAAGTTGGTAACCTCGCATAATACTTTTATACGATATCCGCATTATCTTAATATACACTAAAGGCGTCCCAATGTCAATGCTGGAACGCCTCTAGTAAAAAACAATTATTTAATGTCAATTGTTCTTGCTTTTTTGTGCTCTGGAACAACTCTTTCCATAGACACTTTTAATAGGCCGTCTTTTAATTCAGCGCCTTTTACTTCTACATCATCAGCAATTGTGAAGGCTTTTGAAAAGAATCGCTTTGCAATACCTTGGTGTAATACACCATTATTGTCTTCAACTTCTTTTTCTTCCTCAGATTTTACTGATTTAATAGTTAATACACCATCTTCCAAAGATACATCAATATCTTTTTTAGAATAACCTGCTAATGCAAGTTCAACATCATAAGAATTTTTACCTGTCTTTACAATGTTATATGGTGGAAAATTAGGGACAGAAAGTCCTCTAAAGTCGTCTTCAAACATTCTCTCGAAATGGTCGAAAACATTATCGAAACCAACTGTTACTGGTCTCAATTGATTGAATATACTTAGTG